TAGAAAAAATAGGTGTTTATTACTATCACCTACCGCTAGTGGAAAATCTCTTGTTTCTTATCTTCTTGTTAGGTTTAACATTTTACGGTTAAAAGAAACAAAGAAAAAAATATTAATTATCGTTCCTACCACTTCATTGGTTGAACAATTGTTTAAAGATTTTAAAGATTATGGTTGGTCACCTGAAGTAAATGTCCATAGAATATACCAAGGTCACGATAAAGAAACAAATAAACCTGTGGTTATATCTACTTGGCAATCAATTTATAATATGCCTAAAAATTATTTTAAAGATATAGGTATGATTATAGGTGATGAAGCACACTTATTTAAGGCAGTTTCATTAACAAAGATATTGACAAAATTGGAAAGGTGCCCATATAAGATTGGTATGACAGGTACTTTAGACGGTACTAAAACACATAAACTTGTGTTGGAAGGCCTATTTGGTACAGTAAATAAGGTGGTGTCCACAACGGAACTTATGGAGAAGGGAAAACTAGCTGAGCTCAAAATCTATTGTTTGGTTCTAAAACACGGTAAAACGGAATGTAAACATTGTTTTGGTATGAACTATCAAGAGGAGATGGATTATATTGTACAAAGTGATAAGAGAAACAAATATATAAAAAATCTGGCCTCTGGTTTAAGTGGCAATACATTGTGTTTGTTTCAATATGTTGAGAAACATGGAAAAGATTTATATGAAATGATTAAAGAAAAGGCCACCGATAAACAGGTGTTTTATGTCCACGGTGGTGTTGATACAGAGGAAAGAGAAAAGATTAGGGAAATTACAGAGAAATCGGATAACAGTATTATTGTGGCCTCTTATGGTACATTTTCAACTGGTATTAATATTCGTAATCTTCACAATCTTGTGTTCGCCTCTCCTAGTAAAAGCCGTATAAGAAATTTACAATCAATTGGTAGAGGATTAAGATTAAAAGATAATAAATCACACGCAACTTTATATGATGTTGCTGATGATTTGACTTATAATGAAAAGGAAAATTATACCTTATCACACTTTAGAGAACGAATAAATATATATGGTGAAGAAGACTTTGATTATGAAATTCATAACATAGAGTTAAACAATGCAGAATCAGGAAAACATTAAAATAATTAAACTAATTAATGGGGACGATATTGTTTGTGTCCTACCTACTGGTGAAAAACAACTTCCAGACAACGCGCCATTGATTCGTTTAGATAAACCATTACAGATTAAATATATTCCTCAATTTACACCAATGGGGGTAAGAGATTATATTGCCTTGATTCGTTGGACAAACTATACTGCTGACAGAATTGTTACTATTCCAAAAGATAAGATTTTAACAATAACTAAAGCTTCTGTGGAAATGGGTGGCAATTATACCAATATATGTAAAGACTATGACAATTTAGATAAACCAAAGAAAGATGATGGCCACCGTCAAAGAAAACTCACAAGAGAACAAGGTGAAAGACTAGAAGAAATATTTAGAGAATTTGATGGTGATGAAGAATTTCCAGGAATGCAAAAGAGTAAACCAACCTTACATTAAGGTGCCTTTATGAAAGCGGACACCGCTATTATACGCATTTAAAAACTATTGTCAAGTGTGGAATGAATTCAAATCAGCATTGACATTTATATGCAACTAGAGTATTATATAACTAAATTGAGGATATTATGGCACAGACAAAAAAGAAATCAGAACATTATGTTAACAACAAAGAATTCTTGGCCGCAATGGTTGAGTATAAGAAGTCCGTTAGCAAATCAAAGTGGACAAAAGATAGCAACAGCAACATAAACAAACCAAAGGTACCAGACTACATTGGTGAATGTTTTTTAAAGATAGCAAACCACCTATCATATAGACCAAATTTTATAAACTACACCTATCGTGATGATATGATTAGCGATGGAATAGAGAACTGTTTACAGTATCTTGATAATTTTAATCCAGATAAATCAAACAATCCGTTTGCCTACTTTACACAAATTATTTACTATGCTTTTGTACGAAGAATACAGAAGGAGAAAAAGCAGGTAACCATCAAACAACGAATGATACAAGAAGCGAATTATGATGATATGACACTACAACCAGGTGAGGATAGAGAATTTAAAAATCAATTCACAGAATTCCTTAAAAAGAATGTGCCTGTGGAAGAACCAGTTAAGAAGAAAGTAGTCAAGAAGAAGAAGAAAAAGAAGAAATGGGATTGGTTTAGTTGAATATAACTTAATGCTTAAAAAGCAAAACAATAAATGTTATATTTGTAATCGTCCAGATTCAGAACAAACAAGAAGTTTACATATAGACCACGACCATAAGACAGGCAAAGTAAGAGCTTTGTTATGTCACCATTGTAATACAACAATAGGATCATTAAAAGAAAATACAAAAGTTTTGAAAAACATTATTAATTATTTAAAGGAATATAAGTGAAGATTGCAATACTAAATGATACACATTTTGGATGTCGGAATGATTCTCCGGCATTTATGGAACATCAAAACAAATTTTATAATGAATTGTTTTTTCCATATCTGGAACGAAACAATATAAAATGTTTGGTACATCTAGGTGACGTGGTTGATAGAAGAAAATTTATTAATCATAATACAGCACACAACTTTAAAAGGGTATTTTGGGACAGATTGGATGATATGGGTATTGAAACCCACATTATTATTGGAAATCACGATACCTATTATAAGAATACAAATGAAGTTAACGCCCTCCAAAATTTAAACATATCACAAAACGCCGTAGTATACACACACGCAACAGATGTTGAACTTGATGGTTTAAAAATATTATTCATACCTTGGATATGTGATGACAATGAACCTGAATCTTTAAGAACTATTGGAAATTCTACAGCTGGGATTGCAATGGGTCATTTGGAAATTAAAGGTTTTGAAATGCATAATGGACATATGAATGACCACGGTTATGAAAAATCTATGTTTAAAAGATTTGAAAAGGCTATGTCTGGCCATTTTCATAAAAAATCAGATGATGGCCACATTTATTATCTTGGAGCACAATACGAAATGACTTGGTCGGACTATAATTGTCCAAAAGGATTTCATATTTTTGATACAGCTACTAGAGAGTTGGGAAGAGTGGAAAATACCAACATAATATTTAAGAAGATAACATACAATGATAAGGAAACCAATTATGATGAGTTTGATATTGCACCTTATGACAAATGTTTTATAAAACTTTTTATATCAGACAAATCTGACAATGATATGTTTGAAAGGTTGATGGACAGATTTTACAATCATATTAATGTACACGCAATAGATGTAATTGAAAACCCTACAGATATTGGTGTTTCGGTACCAGAAAATTTATTAGAAAAGGGTGAGGACACACTTACATTTTTAAACAATTATATTGATGAAACTGATATTAAATTAGATAAACAAAAGTTAAAAGCTTTTGCAAAAGAATTGTATATGGAAGCAAGTGAATAGTGAAGAAAAAGGAAGTAGTTAAAATATTAGAAGAGAATAAACTTACCAATATTTGGCCAACAACAACAAATAATGTAGTAGGTGAAAGAATTAAAGTTGAAGATTTATCAGAACCAGTTAAAGATTTTTTAGAAGTTGCTAAAAAGGAACAAAGAGAATTAGATGAGTCTATGAGAGAATCTTTTAGACAGCGTGATGAAAGAAAAGCAAAAGAAATGAAAGATGATGAGCAGGCGGCTGAGAAGGGATATACTCCGTGGGCGACCTTGTAAAATTTCCTATTCATAAAATAAGAAAGCCTAAAACAGATTTAGCAACGAAACAAACTAAAGAAAAAGCTCAAGAGATAAAAGAAAATATCTTTATAGAACAGATAGTTGAAAGTCTTACATTAAATTTAATTCATACACTACAAGAAAATGGTGTTAATATGAAAAAGGAGACTTTTTTAAGAGATTTAGCTATTATTATTGAAGCAACTAAAAGTGCTCTTAAAAGAGATTTTGGTAAAAATCATCCAATGCAGACCATTACGGATTCTCTTGCTAAAATATATACATTACCTAATGGTAAACAAGTTACCGATTTGAATTATGGTAGAGTATTTGTTAGTAGAAAACAAAAAGAAGTGAAACCACCAGAGGATCCCTTGACAACC